GGATAAAGTCAGATGATGGTAAGATAATGCAGATCATTGAAAGGTGGAGTATGAAGGATACTAGTACCCCGAGTAAAAAAAAGAACGATTTTATTAAGACTTTGATGGGAATTGCTTCAACTGGTAAGTACACTAAGCTTGCTGGTGAGCCCGCTAAGAAGGTGCATTGCTTTATAAATTACAAACAGGGTGGTAATGCTACTTTTAGAGAGAAGAATTTTGCAAAGATGGTAGCAATGGGTGCTGACCCCACTCAGGCTTACTTAAATTGTTATGAGACAAACAACTATGATTATGCGCACCGCAGTTCTTTAGCGCTATTAAGAAAAAAAAGGGTAACAACTATGGTAGAAAAAGAGGTTGAGCTATTATTAGGCGATCTAGGTATTAGTAAGACTTATTTACTGGAAGAGATGAAGAATGTCGTTGACAACAGGAATGCAAGAGATGGTGATAAGCTCAGGGCATTAGAGACATTAATGAAGATATCGGGGTTATTGAATACCGACAAGAAATCAGAATCAATAGCTTTAATACAGGAATTCACTGGTTTCTCAAAAGAGAAGCTAAAAGCCTTTGAACAGGGCTTATTACCGGAGACAACAGAATGATTGTATACTATAATAATAATACTACTAACTATGCTTTTCCTTACTATATTTCCTATCCTAAGTCTTTGAGAGTAAAGTTATATTGAAAGAGGATATAACTAATTTTAATATAGTACCGCCGCCCAATGTAATGGCCGAGCGGGACGAGATACTTTCTAAGGCTTATAATGATCTCGTATTTTTTGGCCGTGCCTTTTTACCGCGAGATTTCATAAATAAGTCCGCTTCCCCTAATTTTCACTTCGATGTATCAAAAAAGCTTATTTCTACCAAACCCGGAGGTAGAACCTGTATTGTCATGCCGCGTGGTTTCGGCAAGTCAATACTATCTAAAGCCGCTATTATGTACAAACTATGCTTCTCTGGCGAAGATCAGCAACATTTTGTTGCTTGGGTCTCAGAAGAGCAGAGTCAGTCCATTGATCACTTAAAATATTTAAGAAGTCACTTCGAGGTAAATAAAAAAATAAAGTACTACTTTGGCAATATGGACGGCGGAAGAGCCGGTAAGAGGTGGACAGAGAAAGATATTGTCACTCCCAAGGGTGATCGAGTTATTGCCAAGGGTACTTCCCAGAGATTAAGGGGGCGGGCAGAGGTAGACGTAAGATACACTGGTATTGTTCTTGATGACTTTGAATCCGAGTTAAACACGAAAACACCGGAAAGAAGGTCGGAGATCAAGAAATGGGTAGTATCTACGGTATATCCTGCGCTAGAGGAGACTCCGGGTAATGAAGGGTGGATATGGTTGGCCGGTACCATTGTTCATTATGACAGTTTCCTGCAAATGGTATGTGATGGTTACAAGCGAGCGATGAAGGATGGACGTACTTATCCGTGGGATGTGGTCTTCCACAGGGCCATTGAAGATGGTAAGTCAATTTGGCCGGATCAGTTCTCGGTAGAGAAGCTGGAACACAAGAAGCGAGAGTTCATCGAAGCGGGGCTGGTAAACAAGTTTGCGCAGGAATACATGAACGATGCCCGCGATATTGCCAATGCCGCGTTCAAGATAGACAGAATCCAGTATTATAACGGTGTTTATAGCAATCAGAGTGGTTTTAACTATATTATTGAAGGTGATGACGCAATTCCTATAAATGTATACCTCGGTGTTGATCTGGCGGCCACAGCATCAGATACCTCAGACTTTCAGGTTATATTGGTTATGGGTATAGATGCGCACAATAACCGTTACGTTCTTGAATACTTTCGCGAGAGGATACCAACATTTGATGTACCGCCGAAAATTATTGAGCTGGCGAAGAAGTATTCACCGGTACGAAGGGTTACTATTGAAACAGTAGCGGCTCAGGAAATGGTAAGAGATATGGTCACCCGCATGAGTGCCAACGAGAAAAGACTCATGCCGGGGATATTTAAGGGAGTGAAGCCGCCGGCACGTATAAAGAAGGAAGATCGGCTGGAAACAACCATTGGGCCCATTGTTAATTCCAAGAAGCTGTACCTGCAAAGACATATGACCGAATTGGTTGATGAACTGTTTGAACACCCCAAGCCCCGTAACGATGATATCATGGACGCCCTCTACTATGCTGACTATTTTTCCAGAGCCCCGAAATCGCAGAAAATACCGAAAGATGAGATAAATTCGGAAAAGGACGATAAAAGAGAATTTACATTCAAAAAAACTTATAATTGGATAACAGGATCACGTACTTTCTAATAATATAAGATTTTTTAGCTTCTCCTCTTAAATTATATTGTTTATATAATTTCCTCTTTATAATTTACCCTCAGTATTTTTTTATAAAATACGCCATAATACATGAAGGGCATGCCACATTTCCGACAGTATCCGATGGGCGACACAGTCCCCGGCTATATAATTGACCAAGACGACCCCCAACAAAAAGTACAAAGAGAAATAGCCGTAGAACCCGGAGAATACATTGTCAGGCGTGAATCAGTTAACGCTCTTGGCGTTGACAATATGGAACTCCTAAATCATGCCGATGGTGCACATGGTGCATTAAATAAGCTAATGGTCTCAGCATCATTAGTAAATCATCAGCCTCAGGATAACACTTCAGTTAAAACAGAAGCAAACGGTTTCCCCATTGCCGATTCCCCGGTACGGCAAAGAGTAGACGCTACCCGCCAAATGCAGGATGGTGGCCCAGTTGAAGAAGGCCGCAGTGTTCGGGACTATCTAGGGTCTTTACAGGAAAACTATCAAAAATATCAAGGTGATGTAATGACCGAAGCTGGTGATTCAAGATTTAATCCGTCAGGACAGTTCACCAGAGAAGGTTTAGCGGAAGAATATAATTTCCCACTGGAAGAAGCTAAGTTTGATACTTTATATGGATATGGAACACCCGGAGCTAGAGATGCGGCGATAAACATTAATTTGCCTAATTGGAAAATAAAGCACACATCCCATATGAGCACAGATAAGTATGGAGAGTTTGAAGAGAGCGAAAGAAAAATCAAAGATCAAATGACGAAAGAACACTCACGCGCATCTATTGATCTTGGCAATATGCTAGGGGGAGATTATGGTGAAGCTATTGAAGCTGAAAAAGCTGGGTATCTAGATATGGGCCCATATGAGCAACATGAATATACAATGGGCAAGTCAAGGAAAGTAATTGAAGCGCATCGGAAAAGAGAAGAAGAAAAGAAAAAAGAACGAGAAGCGTCTCCAGAGTATAGAAAAATGATGATGGAGGGTCTCGGTATGAAAAGCGATGAAGAGTATGATAAGTTTTTAGAAATGAAACGTAGGCTTGGTGGTGGCTATCAACAAGGTGGAGAAGTAAGAGATGTCCCTTCTGGTAATTGGGGGCCAAAAGGTGCTTATAATGAAGCCCTACGAAAAGCTAGAGAAGAAGACATGGGTTCTAATGACCTAAAAGCATTAAGTCTTTTAGAGCAGTTACGCTTGTTGAATGCTGGGACAGGAGTAGAACCAGAAAGGTTAGAACAGCTAAATCCAGAAAGACCAATAAAAAGAAGAGAATCTCTTTTTGAGAGCCCTGACAGTTCTGAGTATAATATGCCGACAATAGAAATAGACCCAAGTGGTTTTAGAACTCCTATAATGAGAGCGCCATCTGATAATTATAGTGGAAGCGACGTTAAAAAGAATTTAAATATTTTAATCCCCTATCTTCAAAGTTATGGTCGGATGAAAACACCAGCGCAAGAAAGAGATGAATTTTTATATGATAGATTGGGCGTTGATCCTGAAAACCCTCCGATGCAATTACAGGGTTTAAAAGGTAGAGCCTTATTACAGCGTTATGGAAACGAACAGCAGTAATGCCCTTAGAGACTGACAGCAAAGCTGAACATAATCAGGAATTGTACCGCCAGTGGCGGGACTCAAGGGCTGACTGGGACACGGAAGCCCGTTATGATATTGACTTCTTTCTTGGTAACCATTTTACCAGTGATGAGTCAGATGAGTTACAGGCCCGCAATCAGGCCGACGTTCCAATGGACAGGATCGGGCCGGCAATAGAAAAATTTAAAGCAGTATTAACATCTCGTCCTCCAGCGTTTACTGTTACCCCGCGTGAGGACTCTGATGTGAAATTAGCTACGCTATGGCGTACCATAATGAGTTATATCTGGGAAAACTCAGAAGGTGATTGGCAGTTAAAAGAAGCTATTCATGATTATGCTATCACCGGTATGGGCTATATGTATGCTTATATTGACCCAGAATCAGATTTTGGTAGAGGTGACGTCAAGTTCACCTACGTTAACCCTTTTCGGGTATATGTCTCTCCTTCCACCAGAAACAGGTGGTACGACGACGCTGAAGGCGTCATCCTCTCTACCATATTAACTGGTGAGCAGGTCGTCAACCTCTACCCTGAATTAGGCCCGCAAGTTGATGAGGAGTCCGGCGAAATGGTTCCGGGTATTATTTCACAGCTTGATTCCTATAATGAAGAAGATTACCCCAGCGCCCAGAATAAGAACTCAAGAACTGTATTTACACCAGCTGAAGTAAAAGACAGCGATATATATCATCGCGAGAAGTTTCAGATACTGGAAAGATTTTATAAGGTAAAGGTAGATTACTATCGCGTAATTGATATGCAGTCTGGTGAGGAGGTTATTTTCGATGAGGAAGAATACATACAATTTGTTGAAGATAACCGTGAACGCGTAGAATCAAGTCAGTATGAAGTAATACCGGTACAGCAGTCAAGAATTAAAGTGTGCGCTACTATGGGACAAATTGTTTTGTATGAAGCAATCCTGCATACAGACAGTTACCCCATAGTGCCATTACCCAATATATGGACAGAAACACCATATCCTAAATCAGATGTGTCGCGGGCTCGGCCAATGCAAAGACTATTAAATAAACTATGGTCGTTAGCATTGTCCCATGCGCAGGCATCAGCCGGTTTAAAGCTCTTAGTTCCAATGGGCAGTGTTGAAGACGTCAATCAACTGGAACAGGATTGGGCAAACCCTAATGCTGTTATTGAAATTGATAGTTCACAGGGTGAACCCCATTATCCTGCACCGCAGGCACTGGCTTCAGAGTTTTATAAACTTATCCAGCAGTGTGAGCATTACATTGATTTTACTTTTGGTCTGCCGGAAATGATGCATGGTTTTTCTGATAAGGCGCCGGAGACAGTACGCGGTACAGAGCGAATGATTGCACTTGGTACAGAAAGACCAAAGTCAAAACTAAGGGATATTGAGTTTAGTATTAATCGTCTTGGCAAGGTGTTGTACAACTTTTGCAAGGGACATTATACATATAAAAAGATTTTTAGGCTGGTACAGGCCAACAATGATTTAACAGAAGCAATGGCAAATTTCTATGATGATACGACAAATGCTGTTTTAGATATGAAGAAAGATAAACATAATCTTTCACAGCATGATGTTCGCATAGAACCCGGCTCAAGCTTGCCGACTAGCAAATGGGCCGAGCTTTCTGTTTATCTGGAAGCATTTCAGCTTGGTATTGTAGATAAATATGAAGTATTGAAGAAAAATCCAGAAATATTTGATAAAGAAGGTATCCTCCGTAGAACTGAAGAACGTCAGCAGTTAATGCAACAGGTTCAGGCTATGGAAGAACAGATAAAGAATTTGGAGGGTGACCTCCAAACTGCCCAGAGGGAGTCTGTGCATGATAGAAAACGCGTCGAGGTTGAGAAATTTAAATCTCGATTGTCGGAAATTGCATCAGACGCCAAAGCTGATAGAAGGGTTCAATTAAATAAACTACAAAGCGAGGTGAAGCTCGAAGCGGAGAAATTGGTTGGTTCCATGCCGGAACCCGGTTCTACTCCAAAAGCTTAGAGACATCTAGAAAAGGAGTCGTAATGGACACTACACAGACAGAGGCCACTACCGAATTCGTCAGTGGTGAAGAAGAACAAACTGATGTTATAGATCAGGTTGTAAATGAAGCAGATGGTGAAGCTATGCAGGCTGAAGAGGCTGTTGAGCAAGAAATAGATTGGCAAGGTGAGGCTAAAAAGTTTCAATCAATGTATGATCGAACTTATGCTGAGAACGGTAAGCTTAAACAGCTTGAACCGTTAGGGCAATTACTGGAATCTCGCCCAGACCTAGTTGATTTATTACAGAACAACATCAACGGATCGCAAGCAAAAGATCAACCATCTGAACCAGCACTGCCGGAAGAGGATTTTAACCCTTGGGAAGCCTACTACAAGCCGGGTTCACAATCATATGAATTTCGTAAGAAACAAGAATTAGACCTTACGAATCAAGTTGTGGGTCAGGCATTGCAAAGGCAGGAGCGTCAAATGGCGGAAAAAATGACCTACAACAACACGGTTAATGAATTACGTAATACATACAAATTCTCAGATGATGATGTAAATAATTTTATGCAGTTTGTTACACAACCGAAGGAACAGGTAGGTTTGCCTAATCTTGTAAAGCTATACCGTGACGTCAATAAAGGCGGCATGGTAAGTGATACAGCACAGGCAGTAACCGCCGCTAGAAATGCTCCGCGTAGCCCCGGCGCCATACAAGGTGCACCGCCCCAGACAAAATCAGATGATGATAAGGTCTGGGAAAGTGTAATGGGTGTGGGGGATAAAACGGTATTTTGATAACAAATAACTCACGGAGATAGAAATGGCTATTACTAGCGGAACTCTAAAGAGTAGCTCGATTACTGCGGCCGCAACCTCGGCTGATGTGGGGCAAGCCCCAGATCAACGACGGTTGTATGACTTTGGTGATCGTGTTGCTGAATTATCTCCAGAAGAGTCACCGTTCTTTGTATATCTAAATAAAGTAGCGAAAGCACCAACGAATGATCCTGTATTCCGGTTTCTGGAAAACAGGTCGCGGATTGATTGGACAAGTAGGACATTCCTATTATCTGCCAATGTTAATGGCGGTTCAGCTGTAAGTGCTGGTAGTTCTTACCAGTTTACGGTTGATACCCCTAATGATGGTAGTGGTTCGGTTGATTATCTTGTAAAAGGTATGGTGTTTGCTGTGCAGACCCTTGATTCTACAGCAGGTGTTTCATACGCCTCTGTCAGGATTGATTCTGCTCCGGCTGATCAGGGAAGTGAAACGGTCTTTACTGGCCGAGTTATAGCTCTCCCTAATTCCAGTTTTGGTTCTGGTTACAATATTATGTCAGACAATGACAAATGTCAGGTTGTTGGTACTTCTTTTGAAGAAGGTACTGGTTCACCTGATGTCTGGTCAGATAGTCTTGATGATGATTTTGGTTATACCC